CCGCTGTCTACGACACGTCCCCGCACACGAAGTGCGAAGACGGACCCATCGGTTTTCCAGCCGAAGCCGGCCAACCGGGGTTAATAACCTGGACAGTCAGGCGTATGGGTCTAAGGGGGAGGGTTCCCCCTGAGAACCACCAGTGAGAAGAAGCGCCTCGATGTTTCTATCGAGACAGAGCACCTGGACCAAAACTTCTCAATCACTTAACCATGAAAATATACCATAATCAAATAAACAATATAAATTTATTCATCCAGGTGTTCAACCTGGCGAACAAATATATCATTTTGTTCGAATACGGTAGGTTTCAAGTTAACGTGAGACCCTTCGTAGACGCAGCAATTAGACGCGTAAAATACCGGGGAAGCATAGATGCAATCTCTTGGATCAAAGACCTAAGAGTAGCAACCTATGCTGCCATTGGTAGACACGATGTCGAGATCCCGCATCTAGCCCGTAACTCACATGGCTTTCCCAAAATATTCGGGAATGACCTGAATGAGAAACTAAGGACCGGTGATGAGGGCGCAATCCGTTTTACTCTGACAATGTTACAGTTGTCAAGGTTCTTGGAAGGGCAGAAAAGTCCGGACTACACCCCGATCACGGACCCGTGTGAGATTGACCCTGAATTCTGGAAGGAATTCGGAGTATATCTCCCACAGGCCATGAAAGAGCTGAAGCTCGAGCCTTCTGACCGACCAGAATGGATCGCACCTCACTTCACGAGTAAGGGGTCACCTGCTGGACAAGCCATGTTATCGCTCGAATCTGACCTTAACCACCTCCCCGAAAGCACCTTCCAGTGCATCGGAGAAATAGGTGGCCAGAACCTACTGGATTACATGACCCAACTCAAGGATAACCCCGATGTCTTTAAGACTACCCAAGAACCGAAGGAGTCCCGAAGGGGACGTCTCCGATCACTCGGATTAGTCGAAGACACGGAGGCTAAGACAAGAGTCGTAGCCATGGCCGATTATTGGACTCAGACTTCACTAGTTCCCCTACACGAGAGATTGCTCTCCCATCTAAGGAAGCTAGGAAGCGTGGATCTAACTTTCGGACAGGACATAAGTCCGTTTGGCAACGAGTCAGAACCTTACTATAGCTATGACCTAACATCTGCGACGGACCGTCTACCTAGATTTCTCTATGTAGAGGTCTTGACACAGATTTTCGGAAAAAACTATGCTAAGGCCTGGGAGGAGCTTCTGGTGAGCCACCCCTTTGAGTCACCCGATGGCGTTAAAAGAATTTACGCGACCGGGCAACCCATGGGGGTCTACTCATCATGGCCCCTCTTAGCGTTGGTTCACCATGTCATCGTACGGATATCCGCGTTGCGAGTCGGGAAGACCCGGTTCCGCAGCTATCGCATACTCGGTGATGACATAGTCATCCGCAACAAGCTTGTTGCAGATGAGTACTCCAAAGTCCTCCGGTACCTACATGTCAAGATCTCGAAGACAAAGACGTTGGTGTCCTTAGACACCTTCGAATTCGCTAAGAGACTTTTCACAAAGGGTATCGAAGTAACAGCCGTCCCGATCCACGGTATGGTTTCAGCAGCTAAAACTAGCTGGCTAGACCTCTACAGTGTACTCGAGACAGCTTCGAAACGAAACACTTCGGAGCTCTCCTGGCTGTTATGGCCCCGGTTAGTCCCGCGTCTGTATAAGATTGTCGGACATCCCACAAGAATAGGTGAGACTGCCCTACAACTCATACGGACAGCGAACATCCTACGGTTCCCCCGAGCCCAGCACGACTACTTTGTAGACGTGTGTAGGTTCTGGGGGCTCCCCGTAAGCTGTGTCACAAGCGAAAGATCGGTAGTTGAAGAACTACTCAATCGGTACTTGGTTCAACTAACCAGTAAGTTAAATGAGAGCCTATACTCAACGGCCAAACAGCTCGAACAAACGTTCGGTCTGGAGGACCTAGAGGAAAGGGCAGTCATTTACAAGACTCGTGATCCATTCCAGGCTCGTCAGATTCAGTTTCCTGACCCTGATGAGTTTACTGAGGAATTACGTGAACCACTTGCGTGGTGCATGTTTCATCAGATGGAGCGTATCACGAATCAAGACCTCCACCCTATGCCAGACGCCGAGCATTCGGAAATGCTCGAAGCCTGGACGGAGTGTGTCCGAAAAGCTAACGTGCGGATCTTGGACCCTAGGGTCCTCGACCGATCACGGCGATTCGAGAGGAATTTCCGGTTGATCACCTCGTGCGCGACGAAAGCTTTCGCCTTCGAAGCGTCAAAGCAAAACAACCTCCTCCCTGGCCACCTCAAACGCAACAATTTGAGGAAGTCTTCCTAACGGAAGCGGGACCCAGGGAGTGTAAGCGGAAGGTAGTCACCTCTGACTGAC